TCAGAGTTATGTATCAAATTGTAACTCACGTAACAAACGACGATAACGCGCTTTGATCTCTTTCAACTCATCAATAGTGTACCGCTTTGCCTCATGCGGTCCTTCAAGCCAGTCAACAGCCGACTGGCCGATCTTTTTAACTAACCTGATCCTGTATTCCAGAATGTTGCCGGACTTCATCGTGTTGCACTGAGCGCACGAGGTGTGGACGTTCAAAGGTTCATAGGCGAGTTCAGGGCAAGCGCCCCGGCTCCGGTAGTGTGACGCGTGCCTTTGATGTGATCCATCGTCAATCTTGTCACAGCTAATGCAGGGCAACCCCTGATCTCTGGCTCTGATCCATGCGTTGAACGCCGCTTGCGCTTCTCTGGCGTGCTCTGCTTTGGTCTTGATTAATTCTTTGCGCGCTGCATGTTCTTTGCGCTGGCGCTTATCCTTGGCCTCCTTGTCTTTTTTGCTTTGTTCAAACCGTAGCAAGCAATATCGCAGAACCCCCCTCTGGTGTATGGGTCGGTGCAGTCCTTTTTGCTCGGTATTGGCTCCCGGCACTGCCTGCATTTACGCATTGCTCTTTGCCTCGCGGTAACTCTCAAACACTTTCAGCGCTGGATCACTCCACTTGATGCCCCATCCCGCACCCAGGGAGTATATGAACTCGATCAGCTCGCTAAATTCAGCTTTGTTCAGCCCCGAGGTACTCAGGCCAAGGTTGACTACCTCGCCGTTTATTCCTGGCACTACATTAGTCTCGCCTTTGTAGGCTGACATAACCAAGACTTTCCATTCCTCGGGCTGTCGTAGCTGATTAAACCATTCGTGTTGCCTGGACAGATCAGTAAGCAAAGGCCACATTTTGCGGTTCTGCTCTTTTGTCCTAGACTCCCGGCCCAGCGTGACCAGCACCGGGCCACCCTGCAAACCTTTCTTGACGTTATCTCTGATCCACTGAATCAGCGACTGGCCTTGTTCGAGGCTGGTTATTTTTCGAGTTATGCTAGCCATTAGTCTTGCTCCTGCTTATAGTCCTGCACCCTTTGTGTAAGACTTGTGTTGTTGTGGTGCTGTCCAGCCTACCTGTAAGTTTTGGAACCGTTGGTAGTGTAACTGGCTAGCTAGCATTACCGTTCCACCTTCAAAGTGTCTTGCGGCTCTGCATATTAATTCACAGATTCCCTTGTATTCGCTATCATCATTGTAAACTTCGTCTCGATATACAAACCAAATAGAATCTGCGTCTTGCTCAATGTTGCCCGATGATCTCAGATCCGATGCAACTGGCCTCTTGTCTGGTCTCTTGTCAACATCACGACTAAGCTGTGATAACAAAAATATAACCACCCCCAGTTCTTCTGCCAGCAGTTTAAGCTGCCGGGTAGTCTCGCCAATCATGTCTGTTAGATTTCCGTTTCCTCTATGCTCCATCAATTGCAAGTAATCAATCATCACGATTTTGGCGTTACTTGTTTTTCTGTGCCATGCCCTGATACCTGATTTGACTTTAGCTATCCCGGCCTGCATGCCACCAAAAAAATGAATCGGCATTTTATCAATAAGCGTAGCTGCATGTGCTATTTTCACAAAGTCTTCGTCTTGCATCAACTTGGGGTTTCTCAGTCTGTCGTAACTGATCCCGCCAAGCGAGGCCAGGCATTTCTTAGTCAGCATTTCCGGTGGCATTTCTAAAGAGAATATACCAGACGCTATACCGTGCAGTGCTGCGTTCTCACACAGGTTCATCCCGATAGTTGTTTTTCCCATCTTCGGGCGACCTGCAATGATGTGCAGACCCGGCTGAAAACCCATAGTCATTTTGTCCATTTCAGCAAAGCCGCTGGTAATCCCCACCAGATCGTCACCTGCTCGATGATACTGCTCGTCAATGGTCTCTATAACGCGCCCAGCGACCGTTCGGATTTCCTCCGTCTCACTGCCTTGCTCAGAAAACAAACTCGTCAGCACGCTTTGAGAAGCTTCTATGACTTCATCAATTTCAATAATGTTCTGCGTGTTAACAACCATACTCTGCGCTGCTGCTAAAACACGGCGGCGCTGCATCCGGTCAATCAGTATCTGATAATAACCCCAGACCTTGCCGCTGGTTATCCCTTGTGTTTCTTCACAAAGGTTTGATAGCTGTCCTATGTCGCAGCCGGGCGGTGCACCAATGTTCACTAGGTAATCATCAACGGTCAGCATGTCGATTGATTGACGCTTTTCGTACAAATACAGAATGGCGCTAATGATCGCCCTGTGTGCATCGCTTGCAAAGTGTTCGTCGGTCAACTGCTCTATGACTGTTCGGTTGCTCTCTGCGTCTATCATCAGTGCGCCCAGAACGCTCTGCTCTGCTTCGATAGACTGATTCGATATTATTGTCATTTCATCCATCCCTCATTGAGTCGTTCAACCATTACGCTTTCGGTCAATGACCGACCGGATATTTTCCCAGGCTATCACTTTTTGCTCATCGGTCATGGTGCTTTGTTTTGGCTCCGCTGGCTTCGGTTCTAGTAGCTGATCAAGGAAGGTCTGCCCAGACAGGATCTCATTGCACACATCAGAGTAGTGATCAAAGAATAAATACATTACATCTTTAGAGCCTGACTGAACATTAAACTTGCCTGTTCGCCGGGTTGCCTCAAGCACTGGCCCCTTTTTCAGCTTAGTGCTATCACAAGCGTTCTGCCACGCCTGGCGCTTAGTAACGAACGGGCTGGGCCGACACCAGCCGATGAACTCACCGCAAGATGGTAGCCATTGGCTCTGTGTTGTTCTGGCTTTACGCAACCCTGCTGTCATCTCATCTGGTGTGATCTGTTCATCAGTCAGTGCCTGGTACCATTCTCGTTTTGCGGTCATTGCGTGACTTGATGTTTTTATAGCCTGGCTCCATGCCGGGAATATGCCAGTCAGTGCTGTGAACAATTGGTCAACGTGTGTTTTTTCAAGTTTCATGCTACCACCTATCGTTTGTTTGGGTTAATGGGTCAGCCATTGGGTTGGTATGGCCCTTGTCCTGCGCCCTTGATAGCCACGAGTTAATGAATCGCTTCATGCCCCCATGGGTTTTCCGCTTTATTGGGTTTGAATCTGACCACCCTATTATTTTTCTTATCTCGCCATCAATGTCTGCCGCCGGGTATATCATAGCCCACTGGTCAATCGTGGGTTGGTCAATTGGGTATGTCTCTCCCTGAGTGCCGTATTTGTTAGTTGGGACATAAAACACAGCATCCGGCGTCAGCGGTGCTGGGTATATGTTTTCATTCTTACCATTCTTTACATTCTTACTCCCTTCTTGTTTGTGGCTATCTGCTGGTGAACTGCTGGCTGTCTGCTGGTTATCTGCTGGTGGTTGGTGCTGGTACTCTGACCAGTTAGTTATTGATATTAAAGAGTATTTTGCGTTTGGTTTGATGGTGACCATGCCAAGTGTTTTCATAATAGTAAGTGCCGCTCTTAGCTGGTTGACAGATATGCCCGTTGAGGCACTAAATTTGTCCCTACCAAAGACTAATTGACCGGGTTTCAAGTGGACTATTTGACGCCCAACAACCTGGTCATGATCGGTGTGAGTGGCCATCAAAAGTAAGTGCACCCACGCTGCAAAATACACTGGATTGTCAGCTATAGCTGTTCCCCGTACAGCCCGGTACAGCTTAATGTAGCCGCCACCGGCCACAGGCTATACCTCGCCCTGTGCTATGAAATTGGATACAGACAGGCCCGATGCCGCTGCCATGCGCTCTATAACCACAATACTAGGGTTAGAAGTGCCTCCCATGATTGATGACAAGTAGGCCCGTGTGATCTGTGATAGATCAGCAAACTCACCCTGATTACACTCAAGCCGCGCCATAGCGATTCTGATTGATTTTCGTAGGTTCATTGTTTTAGCTCCGCTAGTGGTTAATGTTGGGTATTCTATTGTATAATATATGATGCGTCAAACAGAGAGAATAGCAGGGCCTCACTTGCTCAGGTATTCACTAAGCTTAACCATGGCATTGTGACTGGGATTCTGGATCTCTCCCAGCGCATAAGCCCTGATAGTGTTGTAGTGCAGCCCGGTGGCCTTGGCAACCATTACCAGC